AGACATTTAATTCCCTTACGTTTTACAAGCTCAGCTCCTTTACGTAGTACAGACTCAAGAGTGTAACGCTCCATGTCAATAAAGAAAAAGTTATCATTAACATGATTAGCCACTTGGTTCCATTTGTCTCCGCCAATATCTCCTTTATTAGGCATGTCACCCCATACTTTACGCATCAACTTATGAGCGTGTAAATAAGTAGGTGCATTTTCAGGTGATGCAAACGCTGTTTTCCATTCGTATTGTTTATTATAACCTACAACCATTTGATCTACAAAGTCTGACTTACCTGAACTAGGTATACCAGTTACTGTTATAAATTGTCCGGTATAAGTGCTAAAGATATTATCAAAATTATCTAATCCAATTTGATAACCTTTCTTAAATCCATTACGGACAAAGTCTGTAACTTCATCTTCTATGTCTCTAAACGTTGTAACATTTTCTAATGGTACAGGTTTAGCATTTGTAATACGTGACACTAGCTCCTTACTAGAGTACTTAATTAAATACTCATTAGCATCTTTACAATCGTCAAATGTAGCTAAGAAACAAGTCTCAGCTCCAAGCCTACGTATTAATTCAGCCTGTAGGGCTTGTCCCGGCGCGTCTGAATCAACTGCAATTATTATCTTATCCTTATCATCAAAATAATCAATACAGTTGTCTAGATAGTCTAGATTGTTTGAATTTAATGTAGCTCCGTTTGGAACTGATATTGCATTCGTAATCCCTCTATATTATAAAATACTTTTTCAGCTCCTTTGTATAACTTAAAGTTCTTACGAGCATCTCTGTATTTAACATTAGTAAGTTGTCCACCTACGTAATAATTAAATTGGATAGTATTCTCGGCTTTGCCGGTTTGAGGCATATATTCTTTACCTGTAGAGACTTTTAATTCATCTAAGGTATCTTTGGATATCCCTCTTGTTTTAAACCATTCTAACGTCTTGTTAACTACAAGATCAACCTTTTTAATTTCAGGCATAATATATTCACGTTCAGCTTTACCTTTACGTTTATATGTATGTAGTTGAAAAGTGCTATCACAGTTATGGCAAGTACCGAGACCATATTCTCAGGTTTCCTAGAAGACGAACACAGGGGACAAATCCCCTGCGTTTTACCTGCTTCTAAGCCGTGCTGATTAAAGTTTTCAATTTGAAAACCATTGATCTCTATTTCTTCGACTTGCATTTAATTTAATTAAAATGGTAGATCTGGTTCTGCTTCTACCTTAGCAGCTGGTTTTGTTTGTCCTCCTTCAAATGGTAATCTATCAGGGAAAGTTCCATTAGTCCATACAACCTTAACATTACCTAGGTAAGTCTTGGGTGATTTAGCTTCTCTTTCCTCTTTGGTCTGCTCTATACAAACAGGACCTTGATTTCCAAATTGATCTGGTTCATCATTTACCGTTATTGTTATCGGTAAGTATTTACCTTTTTTTCCTTCAAATATCTTATTTTTATCTATATTATTTAAGTTGATACTTGCTTTAATTATTCCTGCCATTGTTTATAAGGTTTGGTTTATAAAATATTGCTGAGGATCAAATCCCTCAGTATTGTAAAATAGATCGTAAGCTTCAGCGGCTTTTTCAACTTTATTCATACCTGATCTATAAAAGTCAGATGAACAATCAAACAAGCCGATACGTCCAGTCTTTTTATCTATAGCTACAAATATAAATTCATAGCCAAATAGCTCTCTATATATGTATGCTTGAGAATCATAATTGTATTTCTTAGCATTCCATTTAAAAGAATCAAGATCAGACGTAGTCTTAAGATCTATGATAAGTTGTTCGTTGTGATTAACTATATCAGCTTTACCTTTCCACATTTGATTAAATAACTCAGTAATACCAGGTAGTTCAAATTCATTTTTATTTTCATGAATAAGACTTCTGCATACTTCATTATCAATCATTTTAGAAACTAAAGCTTCAGTCATATCTACTTCATGTTGAAGTAAACACATTTCGCCTCCAGTTATTTCTTTGTAGTGTTTAGTATTTCTACTGCTAGCTTCTACAACTTTAAAGTTTTTTAACTTGTCTGGTTCAAGAATAGCAGTGTGAAAATAGCCCCCTACTAAGAAATGAGGATTTGTCTTACTAGGTGCTCTAAGATCTAATGGATTTTTAAGTAATGTAGATATATCTGAATTACTTAAGTACTGTTTACCAAAGTCACCATAGTAATGTTCATCATCACGTAACTTATCTATGATTTCGTTTTTTTTCATAATGTTAACATTTCCTCATGCTTCGCAGATACTTCATATTTAGCTTTTATAGCTTCTAAACTACCACCTTTAGAAATATATTCTTTTGCTTTAGCTAAGGATTCTTTATTTAATTTTTGCTTGGTAACTGTTTTACCGTGGTTATTTGTTGCATCTGAATCTTGAGTGTCATCAATCAAGAACAAATTGCCAAGCGCATACTTTTTACCATATGAACTTGCAGATCCATATCTCTGTGGCATTTGCATACCTTTTTGATCAGTGTCAACACCTACAATAGCTGTAGCTGATATAGAGTCTTTACCATCTGATATTGTTGCTACTGTTCTTAACACAGGTTGATCACAACTTCCAGGTTTCATTAACTCTTTTAAAAAGGGTTTTGTTGCTTCGAGAATGTCTTCGGCAGATCGGAAATAATACTTACCGAATGAGTTAAATCTACTTTTCTTCGATTTAAACTCAGTTTGACTTGCGAGTGATCTACGTTTTCTATTAATTTGTTTACAGCTTGCTTTTTTAGCTCTGAAACTCGTACATAAGCACTAACTCCTCCAATTGATAAATAATCAGCTATTTGATTAGCAGAATGTTTTTCACAATCTAATCCATAGCTTAATCTTAAAACTTGGTATTCGTTAATTGTAAGATGTTTTTTTAATAATCCTATCAAATAGATGTTTAGCATTCCCATATTGTAAGGCTCTGAGTTATCAGGTATTTGATATACCATATCTTCATCGTCATAAGGTTTATTGTCTATACTTAGAAATACACTATTAAAAAACATGGCAACCATTTTTTTATCTTTACCGTTATCTTTTCTTATCTCGTTTAACTTGTGTTCTGGAATTCTCATACTACCTCTATTTATATCAATAGATCTACGTATTCCTCCTCTTATTCTTTTTGCTAAAAAAGATTTAATAGTTTTTTCTTGATCTTCACTTTCATTTAATTTTTCTCTATCAATTTTGCTTACAGCTTTACATAATTGTAAACTACCTTCTTGTATTATATCCATAATAGACATAACACCAGAAGCTTCTTGTGATGTAGCAAATTTTCTTGAAATGTTTTCTACTAAAGGTAAAAATAAAACTTCAAGTTCTTTATTGCTGTATAAAGAAAAATTATGCTTTCTAGGTATATATTTAATAGCTCTTTTAACATCTTCTTTGTATCTTATATAGTTTTTTACGTTATATTTTTTCATTTTGAAGTGTATGTTATTATTTCTTTTGCATTTGTAGTATCACATTGGCCTTTATCTTCAATAACCATACTAATACTCTTAATAGTTTGATCTATTACTAAATGATATTCATCATAAAGTTTTCCTGAAATTTTTTTGTTGTCATAATCATATACTAACCATGAATTTAAATTTTGTAAATTTTCTATACATTTTTCTAAGTCAGGCTTGCAATATATTCTGGTATAACCTTCTTGACTATATAAAAAATGTGATATTAAAACACTTACACTAATAAATAACTTTTTCATTTTCTAAATTTAATGTTTCTTTTTCATCTTTAAGTTGTTTACTCATATTTCTATGTATTGTTCTACTTGAACATTTCAATAATTTTGATAACTTACTTATGGTAATTTTTTCTTTTCTTTCAAATAAAAACAACATCATGTCATAAATATCACTTTCTGTTATTTTTTTAGATCTTCCAACTAATTTTCCTACAATTTTTAATTTATCATCTATAGATAATCCAGAGTTAGGGTGAAATATAATTTTACGTTTTCTATTTTTAGGTGGTTTATCTAAATCTTGTAAAGTAACATATTTTACAATATCATCTAAATGATCATCTGGTATATTAAAAGTAACAAATCCATTTGGTTTATGTGTTATAACTTTAGTTAATTCTTTAAATTTAACATCATTCATATCAGGGTTTAAATACCATATAACATATAAATGCCACTTTAAAGATCTATAAGTATTTATTTTAGCATTACTTTTAAATAGATCATAACATGT